GGAACCAACCTGCAGATCCACCCGCGGCCACGATGCCGGTACACCTGATACCTGTTCTGCGGTATTAATGTACATGCTGTTGCCGTAGAAGTAACGGAGGATTTCAATAGCACTGTAGCCCTGATCGCCTAAGTACTTTGATCCCCATTGTGTCATCCTTTTATCATTTGGGTACTAACAAATAATTTTCAATCAATCTTTATTATTTATAGCTTCACAACTATGTTATTTATCATATCATAGTTTATTCATTAAAAAAAGCCGGAATTTCTTCCGGCTTTCAAAAGTTCATGCGTATTTACTAATACCCAAGGCTCGCCCATGTTTTCGGTCCGCAGACTCCATCCACTTTTAATCCTTTATAAGACTGCCATCTCCTTAAGATTTTCTCGGTAATTGCTCCAAAATCTCCGTCTGCTGCTAAGTATTTTTTCTTACCGTTGATCTCACAGGACTTAAATTTCTGGGCAAGCAATGCCTGCTGCAGCTTTCTGACCGCTTCACCCTTGCTGCCTCTTCGGATCGTCGGAAGCTCTGTATTGTCTCTTGCTGCCTGTACCGGCTGGACAGCAGCACATGGAGTCTTGTATAATCTCTGCTCCTCTTCTCTACGTCTTACCAGTCCGTTCAATTTCTTTCCGTTCGCTTTGTTATAGAGAATGATTTTCTCTCCGATCTGATCTACACTTCTGTCCTTACAAAGTGTCTTTAAGTTACCTGATCCGCAGTTGTATGTAAAGGATACCAGTGCATCAAACTGGTTCTGATTGAATCCTTTTCCAATCGCATTGACCGCTTTCTCGGCACCTGCCACATCTTCACGCAGATATGCTTCTGCCTGTGCCTGTGTGATCTTCTGTCCTTTCTTCACGCCTTTCGTGTGACCATACCCGATCGTCAACTTTCCTGCCGGGCAAACATATGCCGTTAATCGGCATCCCTCATACTTTTTGATAATTGCTAATCCTTTTTCTGATACTTTCATTTACTGTTCCTCCTTGTCTCTTAACTGGATCAATACCTCTTTCAACTTTTCTGGAATCGGAATAAACTCTGCTGCATTTTCTAACAGGCTGATGGCTTCGTTACACACATAGAATGTGATCACGATCTCCCTAAGTGCCACTGCATGGTTCAGAAACTTCTGGATCTCAAATGCTACCGCAATGATGATAAACATCAGGATCTTTTTCAAAAGTCCTTTGTAACCCACCTCTGAACTAAGCTGTTTTAAATAAACTGCTTTAATAAGTCCGGTCACATAGTCAGCCACTGCTAAAAACACGATGGTCTTTAACAGCACGTCCCAACCTCCAAGGAAATATGCCAGCAGTCCTCCTAAGACTCCGCCGCATACGCTGATACCGTTAAATAATTTTGCCATTTTAACACTTCCTTTCTTCTTTTTATCCAAAAACGCCCTGTATCTTCTGATACAAGGCGCTTAGGCTCTAATCTGTGATCGCTGCTCTTAATTCTTCTTTCTCTGCATCCGTCAGCTTGGGATAACCGGCTAAGATATCCTCAAGTTCTTCGCCCTCTGCCATTCTCCGGCGGATGACACGGAGCATGATATTTTTAGCTGCGTTACTCATTATACTTCACCCCCTAACAACTCTGCTAAAACCTCGTCCTGCTCTGCCTGTGTCTGTTCAAGGCTTTCTAAACGAAGTTCCGTCTTTGATTTCATATGCATAGTAACCATTACTCTTCCGTCCTCATAGACGGTCGCAGACTCAAAAGACAGGTTTTCATATGTACCATAAACCTCTCCATCTCCACCTGACACGGTAAGCTCTGTGACCGGTCGAAAGGCTTTCTCCATGTCTGATACTGCCTGCCCTTCCATCGAAAATGTAATGCTGCTAATTCCTGTGACTACTGCTTTGCAGGCGTACTCTGCGCCATTTGCTTTAATTAGTTCCATAAATATTTTTACCTCCTGTTTTTATTTTCTGATTCCATAAATTCTAAATGGAGCGTTACAACCATTTGAAAGAATGACCTGCTCTCCGGCTCCATATGCACGATAATAACATGGATCAAACTGTATGTATCGCTTCGAATCAGTATTTACAATAGATACTTTTCGCCTTGCCCAAAAAAGAGCGTACTGTGGTTGGTCAATATTGAGTTCCGTTGTAATCCATGATGATACACCAACGATATTTATTAACGACGTTACCGTTCCGCTTGTTGACAAAATAATAAATGAATCGTATTGATCAGATATCTCATATGATTGTATAATCTCTTTGGAATCGGTATTGTCAAAATTGTTTCCGTCATTGGCCCAGACTAAATCTACGGTTTTTCCAAGATTTGCAATTTGGTTCGCTAGCGTCCCCTCAATGCTCGCATTCTTCTCCGTAGCCGGCAATGCCAATCCTGTACTGTCTGTAACGGCTGATGAATCACTTAATTTAACATGACCTTGTGCACTTGTTGATGCTTTTACATAAATATGAATTTTTAAAACACTGACAGCTTTTTTTATTTTCCCGAAAACCACCGATAACTTCTCACCACTAGCTAAGTCTTGCAAGGTTGAACTTTCTGTATATGTCGGTGCCTCATCGTTTATAGATGTATTCCACTTTTTTTTATCATCTGCAGTCACATGGACTACTTTATCTGCCGTATGGGTTTCCTCAGTTTCTTTTATTTTCTGCATATCGGCATCAATCTGATCCAGTGTCTGATTATATTCTGTCACATCATAGAATTCGTCTACTCCGGGTTTCGTATATTCAAAATTACTCGTTTTCGTTGACATATCTTAAAACCTCCTCTCTGATCTGCCTATGTGTGTATTTCGCTAATTCTTTATGAGTGAACTTTGCCAAAGTTTCATGCTGATTATAAAGTAGTGATAGATCAATCTCCATGTTTGCTGGTATTACTTCCTCTAACATTTCCTTGACTATAGAAAAATTCTTTTTGTTAATCAGACTGACTCTTACAATAATGCGATATTCGCCATGTATAACCTTTAATGAATATCCATCTTTTCCACAAAGTGTTTCTAACTTGTTTCGGAGTATTTGTACCGTATATGGTATCTTATTATTCCATCTGGACATAATTCGGAATCTGCGATTTTCAAGTGTATCATCATCTAACGCCTGTATTTTCAGCATCTGCTCAAATTTTTCTATTCCCTGTGTATCTGCAAATAGAATAAACTGATTATCTTTGAGCTTTTCCGTGAGATCTTCTAATAACTGGACTTCCGGCTGTTGAACATCCAGTATCTTTTTCAGTTCTATATACTCACGCAAAAACTCCGGCAGATAGCTGACAAGATCAACTTCTCGTATCACTCACTCACACCTCCAAAAACCGGTATCTTTTCAGAGGATATTATTAAATTTCCCTCTGTACCATTTAATTTTGTATCTGTCACATCAATAATGCCCTCTATCGCCAATAAACGCGATTCTATCTGTGCGATTCGTACAACCAGGGCATCTTTGTCCTGCCATTCCTTTCTAAGACCTTCTAAATATCCTTTTATGGCATTTTCGATCTGTGATCTCAAAGCAGAAAAGCTGTAACCTGTATCATATGTAATACTTGTAGTTACAGAAACTTCTAATTCCTCCGGTGTGTCTACCGTAACCACATGACCGATAGGAGCAATCCCACTTCCATCTCCATCTGCCGGATCAATTTGCTGCTGCACTTTTGTGAGCAGCGCAGTGCCGGCTTTCTGGTAAGCCGAATCCAGAATCGTCAACTTTACTGTTCCGCCACCATTCCACACAGGAATCACTTTGACTGCCCCGATGCCTGCCATACTAAGGACCTTATCCTTATAATCCTTTTTGTTACCACCAAATGCCTGTGAATCAAAAGATTGAAAATATCTCTGACGGATACTTTCGGTCTCTTCTTCATCCTCGCCTGGTATCAACAGCTCTGTAAGCTCTGCCGTTTTAAGTCCGTTGATGTAATTTACCGGAATCAGCATACCAAAGTTACCATTGCCACTTACCCCTTCTGTTTCACACTGCATTTGATACTCACCGGCTTTTATTTTCTCTAATACTCTGTAATTCAATGAATCACAGCTAAACCGTTCTCCTTCAGAAAGTTCAATGTCCAATGGAGTAAATACCCCTTTTAATATTGCCTTAGTGGCTACTTTTGGTGTAATTCCACGTTCTTCTGCTCTTCGCAAAAGATAATCTCTGGATGCCGTGTCCGCGAAGGTTTCCTTTAAAATTACATCCAGCTCTATATACATGAGCTGCAACTCCACTGCTGCCGGAGCTAAAGCATCATAGATAATAGATCCTTCCCTTTTATCCATGTTATCCGGAACTTTCTCTAACATCCGTTCTAAGATGCTTTCATATGTGACTTCCTCATACATTTAAACATCCACCTCCTTCTCTGTCTGTATATCTCCAAACACCGTATGTACCGTAAAACTTACCGTAACAGCGTGTCCATCAATTTCAAAGGCGAACTCATCCACGCTCTTGATCCGGTCATCCTGTACAAGTGCTTCGGTAATTCTGCGTTCCAGTTCCGGACATACATAAGAGGACGGTTCTCCATATAAATCCTCTAACTCTACTCCATAATTCCAGGAATAAATAATATGCTGGTAGCGTTCTGTATTCAGTATCTTATAAATGACCTGTTTCATCGCTTCCAGTCCGTCTATTTTCCCACAGATTGTCTCACCGTAAATATCCATCCGGTAATTTTTGCTTGGCTCTTCTTCTACTTCAAATTCCTGGTCTAAAAAACCAGATACAGAAGGGATCATCCACTCTACCCTATCCTGTCCATGACAAAATACTTCTGACCACTCTGCTGTCTGATAAGAAGGACCTTATCACTGACTGCCAAGCCATTATGCACAGTGATCTCTTTTCTCCCAGACAATGTTGCTGAATTATCATCTGTATTCCATGAAACCGTAACGGCTGTTTTAAAGTCCGTCACATTCCGGGTAAGCACGATCTGCGATTCCCCTAATATCATTTTCTGCTCTACGTTAATTCTTAAAGGCGATGTCCCAACCACCTCTCCAAAATAAACATTTACAGGCTTTGCCGCTTCCATTGCTTCTACGGAAGCCTTTTTTACTAACTTTACAAACTCTACTGCATCAGGCAACGAATTCGCCTCCTCTCAATGTCAGATTCATAAAATGCTCATTGTTCTTGTAGGTATGCTGGCACTTTTCCACCAACATGAAATTTTTTACTTTCATATCCCCAAGATTCAAATTTACAACAAGCATAGATCCTGCTCTCACACGATTATCACCAATAACATTGTTGATTTTCAGATTGCGGGTCTTTTTATTATAAAGGGAGAGCAATGCATCTGCTTTCGCCTGACCATTCTCTCCCTTCTGTAACGTTTCATAATACTGTAAAACGCCCCACTTATTGATATTTTTTCCATGCTGCGCAATATAAACATCACGATGCCCGGTATCTTCGTTATCATATGTTAATTTCACACGATTATAGGTATTGTCATCTATAGATGATGTATAATCAAAATCTTCCCCTGCACCATCATCGATCATAAGATACTTATTCTTCTTTCTGACATACATAGATGATAGGTTCTTTAGTGTGAGTTTTCCATAATCGTCATATAAGACGAACATCTGCCCAGTATTAGTCAGTGTCAGGTCTAATGCATTCTCGATCATCTCAAACAGTGACGTATTTTCTTCCACACGGGAACCTATCACATATTGCGTATTCTCCAGTGTGCCGGTATTCATCCGGTAATCATCCGCAAGTTCCTTTACAAGCTGTGCGGCTGTCTTTCCCTCATAGACCTTCGTATCTTTATTTTTCAAGTAACGAAGCTGATCATATGCCGTTACAGAGATGAGCTGCTCCTTTGTTCTTTGCTGTTTAAAGATAAAACCATAAAAAATCTTTTTCCCATCCACTTTCAGACAAACGGCACACCCTTCCGACACTTTGAGTTTTTTATCCCAAAGCATCTTAAAAGTCAGCTTTCCCGGTGTGCCTCTCCGCTCTGTAGACCATGTGATCCCTTCTTCCACAACCGGACGATAGGCTTTTTTCCCGGTCGCATCAGCTATTAATAAATCTACTTTCATTCTCTCCTCACTCCTTATACCGGCGGTATCGTAAGCACCTGTCCCGGATAGATCAGATTGGGGTTACCGCCGATCACACCCTTATTTGCTTCATAGATGACTGTATATAGCGAACCATTATTATAAAACTTCTTAGCGATGTTCCATAAGCAATCCCCCTTTTGTACCGTATAGGTCTGGTTTTGTACAGGCTCCGGGGAATTTACCGTCTCGCGTATCGGTTCCTCTTTGACTACCGGCTGTGGCTTGTTTACCTTGATCTTAAGTTTTACCTGTTTGGTACCATAATTACGCCATTGTTTCAGACTGATCTTAACTTTCAGATCAAATCCATTTCCGGCATCCTCTGTGATACGATACTCTTCTAAGGATACTTTCAGATTTGTATAGAAGAGTTTTTTTCCATTTGGAAATCTTCTGCATACTATAAACTGAAATGGTTTTTTATTCTTTTTCAGCTTTTCAAAGTAATTCAGAAAGTAAGATGCTTTCTGAAACTTATTTTTATAGACCGCATATGGATACTGTTGCTGCGGTATCTCACATTCAAAATCAATGTCTGTCAGTCCCGGAGTCTTTAATATATTGATCTCTCCATCATTGATGAGCTTTATTGTCTTGTTGGAATTGTTGATCTTCATCTCGATTTTACCCGGTGTGACCGGGAGCAGGCATTTGTTTAAATACACATAATACCCACCTTTTCCCGCTCCGGGGATGGTCATCTCTTTTTTCCGGCTCATCTTTTTAGGCTTTTTTTTAGATGCCACTTAATGCACCCCCTCTGTCGCATTACTGATCGCCTCATCTACTGCACTGGTCAGACCTTCTACAACACCGTCTAAATCCATGTCAGAGGCTATTTTATTGTTATTTGTCTGGACAATGCTGATTTCTGCAGTTGTGAAACGATTGATCGTATCTCTCTCTGCAATATCTCTAAGGTATTTCAAATCTTCGCTTGTGGCTGTTAAAGTGTTCTCGATGTTTCCGGCACTGTTTGCAATGTCTGCAACCTTATTTCCTGTTCCACTCTTATCGAGTGTATCGCCAAGGTTATTCGTGCTGTCATCTCCATAGCCTTTGAGATAATCATCCGCATTAGGAATGTTTCCAAACCCATCTAAGAGACCTGATAATTTATTCATTTTATCATCGCCCCATTCTGATCCTTTATTAAAGGCATTATTTACCCAATTTTTAGGAAATATATCAAATGTATTCCATCCTTCTTTAAATGCATCACTAATTGATTCATAGTCACCTTTTTGTCCGGCTAACTCTGCCGCTTTTCCGGCATATTTATTTGCTGCTTCTGTTACTCCCGAATAATCGAACTCCACAAACGGAAGTTTATTAAGCTGTGCACAGATACCGGAAATCACTGTCATAACTGTTGATAGTAAACCATACCACCATGACTGTACAGCACGGATTGCATTACCAAAAGCTGTCATAATATTTTGAGCCAACGCATTAATAGCCAAACCTGCACCTATAGCAAAATCTGCAATACCCAGACCCAGGTTTTTAAAAAGTTCAATTACAACATTAATGCCTCCACAAATCACACCAAATCCCGTATTTGCAACTCCTGTCATTTTTGCAATTGCTGTACAAACAGCAAAAATCAGTGCAATAATAGCTATGATCAAAATGATGATCCACGTCAAAGGACATGCCGCTAATGCCGCATTCAATCCATCCTGTGCTGCTATCAGAGCAAAAATCGCCACGGTTTCGGCAGCACTGGCAAGTGCATGAGCAATCTTTGCCGCAATGTTCTGCAACGTAGTCAACCATGCAATCCCCATTGTCGCATTATAAACAACCAACGCGGCTATCAGTCCCCAGACTATCGGCTCGAGGATTGACCAGTTATCTGCTATAAATCCTGCCGCATCCTGCATAAATTGGAATGCCGGAGACAAAATTGTCAACGTAGTTCCTACGGCAATACCTATTTTTCCCATAACACGCTCTGCCGTTTCTCCAAGTTCCCTGATCCCATCAAGGATTGTTCCAAATCCTGCGTTCGCCAAGGCAGCATTGGCATTGTCTATCAATGATATCCACCCCCTTGTGATTGCTGCCTTGGCATTTGCAATTGTGGTCGCCCACGTTGCTCCCGCTTCTTTAGCTGCTCCTGAAATATTTAAGACTCCATTCGTTCCTTCTTCAAATGCCGTGGACACTGTTGATATGAAATCCATTGATGATATGATTCCATCTGATAAATCACTCTGAACATCGGCGGCAGATCGTCCGGTAGCCTGTGCATACATACCCACAGCATTGATTCCATTATCAGTCAATCTATTTAACTGTTCCATTTCAACTGTACCCTTGGTCATCATCTTACCAAGTGCATCCGTTACCGTTGTCAGTGACTCATTGGTTCCATCTCCATAAAATGCTACTGCATCTGCCCACTTTCCAACTTCGGATGTGGCATTGCCGATACCCATTCCTCTGGTTGTAAAATTCTGTACTGCCATTGCTGCCACATCCAGTCCATAGGCAGTTCCTGTTGTAATGTCCTTCAACTGGTTTAATGAAGCAGCTGCCATATCAGAGCTTCCTGTAATGGCTGTCATCGTCCGCTGAAAGTTCGTCATTGTGTCCATTCTCTTCATTGCAGCATCAATCTGCCCTGTTACCGTATTGACAACAGATTGTACAACATGCAACCCTATAAGACCTTTCAACAAGTTATTAGAACTTGTTGTACCACTATTGACAGCCTGATTGAATCTCTGTTGTTCTTCTGTATTATCACGAATATGCTGACCTGTAGATTCTACGTTCTGCCTTAGCTGCTCATAATTGCTATTTGCAGCAGCTACATCCATAGATGACATTGCCGGAGCAACTAAAACAGAAGCAGCCTCTTCCATCTCCCTTAAGGACATGGTTGCACGATCGATTGATTCTCTCGCACCTTCAATGTACGAAGTATCAATCGAAGCACTCAAAGACTGCCGCATTTCTTCCATCTGATAAATGGCAAGGTTGACTGACCCCATGATGTTATATAAAACAGAGCTAAAGTTATCATTTAATTCAATTCCCGTACTGATCGTACCCATTCGTTTACCTCCTTCCTCGTCTCTTTGCTTCCCGTTTGGCTCTTTCTTCTTCCTCTTTATCTTTTTCCATCTTTATTTTTATGGACGCGATCACAAACGCCTTTTCCTGCTCGTCCATTGCAAGGAAAACAGACGGCAGGATATGGAGTTTCAGGAGGGCGTAATGCGCGTAATTCGCTTCGCCATCCCCCTCCTCAATTAGTTTTTTGCTTCATCTACCTTATCATCAAGTGTCTTGGTGAATCCCTGAAATTCCTGTATCCATGCACTAAGTTCCTGATATTCTCCGGCATCATCTACCATCGCATATACTAACTCTTCCGGTGTCTGTACACCGTAAGAATCCTGCAGCTCTGCATTATAAAGATCCGGTGTCACGGTAGATGCCGTGATCATCTTTGCAAGATATTTTGTTAAATTCAATTTCGGTCTATATACATTTGGCTTTCCGGTAACCTGTACATCGATCATACATTCGTCTCTTAATTTCTCATTTTCCTTTGATGTAATGTGACGAAATTCCCACTCTAACGGCTTGCCATTTTCATCTGTAAGCGAAACTGTTGGTGCATAGCATCCGTTTTTCTTCTCCTTTTTGTTCTCCTTCATGAATCTGCTAAATTTTGACATATCATTGTCCTCTCTTTCTTTGATTTTTGTATATAAAAGAGAGCTTAGCATCTCGCTAAGCTCTCTAGGTACCACTATACTGCTTTATTACATACTACATATTTAAGCTACCGAATCCAAAAACTTATTAATAAAATATTGCTGTCCTTTTCCAGTAACTTTGGTTGTCCGATTAATACGGACAGATCCGTCTGGGTTATTGACTGTACTCTCTTTTACCTCAAACAGTTCCATTTCCATACTTCGCTGTGTTGGCATATTCCAGTCACTTCCCTGTCGTTTAATCAGATAACCATTTTCACGCATCCATCCGAATAATCTTTTTTGCCCGATATCCACGCCATTCTGTTTCAATAACTTTGCCAAATCTCCAATGAGAATTGATGTATGACTGGTTGCCACCGCATCCGCAAATACTTCTTTTGGACGCATGCGGTCGTTATCAGCTTGTAATTCAATATTCTGTGTTTTGAGTTTCTCAATGCTCCGGTCTGCCATTTTCAAGGCTCTTGCCATGACCTGCTCTGGTGTATTCCATGCTTTTTCTAAATCAATGAGATATTGACGCACTGCCTTGCCCTCAGGTGTTCTCTGAATCATGCAAATCTGCTTTGCCATATCTACAGAGATTTCATAATCTGTGGATGGTCTGCCACCATTGTCAGTTTTACTCATTTTTGAGTAAAAGTCTGTTCCCTCTGCAAATCCATATTCCATCATACGCGGGAACCAATCATTAAATCTTGTTCCAATATTCAATTTTTCGTGTAACTCTCTTGCTGACACTGTCTGTGTATCAAAATCTACTTTTACTAAATTATTCATCTATTTTTTCTCCTTTTCTCTTGCTAAAAATTTCGGAGTACCTTATAATCATCTTACAAGGTACTCCTTGTGATTAAGACAATCTTGTGTGCTTGCTAGGCTGTAACGGATTGTCTTTTCTTTTTTGCTCTCTCCATCCGTTTTCCCTGCATTATCCCATATCGAAATGCAACACATACAGCAGTTGGCAAGTCATATCTTTTAAAAATCTCATTTAAAACTGTATCTTCCGTATTCCTCCCTAATTGAATTTTAGATTGTGAGGAATTCCATTCTATGATAATATATTTCATAGAGGATATTCCTCGGTTGTTTTAGAAGTTCGTTGTCTTGGTAGGGTGGCGAACTTCTATTTTTTTAATTCTTCATAGACCTTTCTGATTCCCATTCTTATGATATCAGTGCGTTTTTTCCCTGTGATATTACAACAATACTCCAACATCTCTTCTTCCTCTTTTGATGTTCGTATTTCAAAACGACCACTTTTAGGATTATTTGTTGGTCTACCTTTTGGACTCATCTCTCTCACCTCTCTTTATTTTTGTCCGTACATTAATATTGCCATTCGTACGGACATATATCAATAAATTTATTCTATATTATGAGAGTAAGAAACTCCTCTATCAAAAGTCAATACCTTTTTTTATTTTTTTCTGCCCTACCTACAGAAATTAAAAAGGATATAGCCTTTCGCCACATCCTAATAAATTCAGGGAGGTTAGGAACTTACTCTAACATGAGTTCTCCCAATATTTAATTAATTTCATAGCATATCCTTTCAAAATTGTTAAAAAAATACCCGCCTACTTCTGTAAGCGAGTATTTCTTTAAGATTATTTTCGACGAAATCCGTCGGAATCAATTTACTGTGCAATCATTTCCTGACCATCAAATATGTATGAAGTAATGGTATTTGTGTCACTATCAATAATAAATTGGAATTTACTTCTTAATTCTGCCCCGAAACTATTCTGAGCATCTACATATCCCTGTACTGTAAGAATATTCTTCTCCTTTTTAAATCCCCATTCTGTAATATTAGGAAATTTGGCAGTCGATGGTGATTTTAAAGTCTCTTTGACTTTTTCTTCACATTCAATCATCAAATTTGTTGCTTCCTTAGATGTCAGTATATAGTCTTGTAAAGTAGCTACTTTGGCACCATCTTTATATAAATCATGGTCTGAATATATTATTGTATATACATCCATATCTCCGTTTAGATATAAAGAAATGTTTTTTGCTTCTTTTGTCTCAAGTCTATAGATTTTCTCTCCTTCAAAACTGGCATTATCCATCGAAGCATCATGTTCAAAAGATTTTACCTCACTTATGCCGCATTCCTTTAATATCTTATCAATATTTTTTCCTTTTTCTGTATCAATCTCAATATATTTTGCAGCTATTGAATCATCATACTTTTCCGGATGTTTTTCTACATCATCAACTCCCTGTGACACTGCCACTCCAAGAGCCACAAATATTGCAACCATCACTAAGATCGTTACTAAGCACCCATGACTTTTCAATGTCCTATTACAATTCGGACATACCCTTGCCTTTTTAGGTATCTCTGTTTGACAGAATCTACATTTTTTTGTTTTTTCCATAATTCTCTTTCTCCTTTTAATTGATATGGAAAATTATATCTTATCTGTAGAATTCTGTCATCTTTTTTCTTCTCCCCATGCTAAGCACAGGGAGCATTTTTCTAATTTGTCAGGAAACCGTTCAAATTCTTGAATTTCTCCGGCATAGAGAAATCTTCAAATGTGAAGTCCATATCTTCATCCAGATATTCCGAATCCGCATCAAACTTCGCCAAGATTCCACCATCAATATTACAATCTTTTAAGACAATGGTCTGTCTGCCAACGGAGCTTGTCGGATCTTCATTCGTGATCTGAATATCAAAGTATGTATCACGCCCGGTCTCTTTGTAATCCAGCATCATTTTACGGAAAATACTGGTGTTATAGTGGAAGGTTGCTTTTCCGGTTCCCTTCCATCCTGTTGTTTTATTTCCTTTTCCAGTTTTTCCCAAAATTGGAATCTCTGATTTTTCTTTATCAAATTTTGCTTCCAGATTAATCGCCTGCATGAAATTATATCGTCTGTCCCCAATGGTTACAAAACACTCCGCAAGAGATGCTGATACTGCATCTTTCGATAACATTACCTGATTTTTTCCCATGTGTTTCTCCTTTCTATGCTACCGTTACCGTCATATACAGCTTGCTCATGGTATTTACTACCTGAATACCGCTCGTCACTGCTACTGATTTTTTCGTATCGCCCTGCTGAATCGTTACATCTGTATCCGTGAAGTTTTCAATTGCACCAATATCCTGCAACTGCTGTCGGATTTTTACTAAATCCGACCACAGAGACACCCGACCGGAATCATTGTTTGGAATGATTCCAAGGTATTTTCTATTAAACAGCAGTGCGTCATCATTAGCAATCTGATCTATAACCCGGATGGTCTGATTGTCTTTGAAAATCTCCCCGCATGAATCTGTTACCGTAACCATGCTGTTAATATCCTCTAATACCCGTGTTTCAAAGTTGACCTTATGTAACACAAATTCTCCTGCTAAAATCGCATCCTGTAACTCTGCCTGTGTATAGTCGGTATCAACTTCAAAAGAACCATCATACTGTTTGTTCTGACAGGACTTATTCACTTCACATCCACACTCTGCACCAGTTACCCAATAAATCAGAGATGCTTCACTGACACCGGTATCAAGTACCTTATTCTTCAGATTGATCACACCGAGATAATCTGCTCTCAGATTATAAAGAACAACCTGAAATTTTACCCCCTGCTCATCACGCATCCGTTTGCTGAATGCTGCATACAGTTTCTTTGTTGTTTCATCCGTTGTGATAACCCCCATCGCATTGTAAGAATACGATTCGATCTTATCAAGATATTTCTGATGCGCTGTCCCATCTACTGTTGCATTTGTGCCTCCTGCCAACGCAGTGCCAGCAGTTACCTCCAGTGCTGCATCACTCTTAAATGTAACGTAATCATTGGCTACCAGTTCAGATGCCTGTGCTACCGTCTGTGTATCTACTCTGGCTGTCTCAAGATACGTCATTACATCATACTTACTGGTCTCATCTGCATTTGCCTGAATCACAATTTTAATATCATTACCTCGTGTGCCACCATACAATGCAGTTGCAAATATATTTGTTGCCTTTGTGCCTCCACCATTTAAACGGTATGCATATAAGGTCTTTGCATTCATAAACAGATCACTTAAGCCATTCATTTTCTCATGGTCATGAGCATATCCGAAAATCTTCTGACTGTCTTTTTGGAAATCTTCATTAGAAACCTCAAATACCTCTCCCTCCTTTCCCCAATCCAGTTCTAATGGCATAGTTACAATACCCCGATTAGATAATACCGGGCTTGCAGATGCCACTGATACAAAGTTGATATATGTCCCAGGCAGGATTTTATTCTGTGACATATAACTTCCTCCACCTAATGCCATTTATTTCACCTTTCCTTTCATATACTCTGCGATCATCGTTTCTACTTCTTCCGTGGTGTACTCTCTGTCATCCTCTAATATGGCATTTAATAAGTCCCTCCTCCCACGGTAGTTTTTTGATGTGATAAACTGTTCTTTGTAAAATCTCTGTTCCTTTGACTTCTCATTTTTCTTAATCTCTGCCAAATCATTCACCTTCCTTTACTTCCATTTCTGATGAAATATCATCCATTACTGTATGTGTTTCTTCTTTGCATACAAAGCAGTTGTAATTCACGAAAAAGTTCAGTATGCCATCTACAATCTCATGATGCACATTCGTTCCACGCAACAGATCTCCATTCACATCGATGCATTCCATACACCAAGTCAGGCTCTCTGCCACTTCATTGCATTCCCACAGGGCAGCATAGCTATTGGGGATAGACTTTGGAACATACTGGATACAAAACTGATTTTCCCGATAGTATCTGTTCCCCGGAAATTTGCTGATCTGGGGATTTAGACAATTAATAAAAAAACAGGGAATCTCTAACCCCTGTTCTACCTGTCCTAAATGAACATCATAACCAAATTCTGTATCCAGCGTATTGCTGATAGCTGATATGATTGTATTAATCATCTTGATAGTCCTCCAAAATATCTATATATCCTTTGCTCTAAAATGGCAGGTGCAATTCTTTCCAGTTCCTCTTCAGATATTTTCATCATAAACTTTCCTGGTACCCATCCTTTATGATTAGGTGTCCGATGTCCATATTCCACATAGCTTGCATACTCCATTGGATTTGTAATAGCAATTTCATATACATTCCCGGAATGATTGACCTGTACAGAATTTGCATAACCTTCGGATGACGTTCCGGCCGTCCATGCACGCCTTAAAGTTCCTGTGTCTGCCGGAGTTCTCTGAACCACCATCCTAAGAAGCCTTGCTGCTAATTCTTTGGCACAGTCTTTCATAAATTCTTCCGGCTCCTGTAACTTCTCTAACTCATCTCTGAGTTTACGCAGTTCCCTTGCATCAAAGCCTCCCATCCGTGACATTATGCATACCTCCCTGCTAATTTCAATATGATCTCCTGGTGTGTTTCATATACTGCCGGTGTTCCGCTGCACTCATATGTCTCTGTGACACCGGCCTGTGTAACTGTTATCTTTGCCCCCGGTTTGATTTTCGTTTCCGGGGACATAAATAATTTTATGATCTGTGAGGTCTTTGCTACTGATTCCGTCTGGTCTGTTGTACTGACATTCGAATATGACAGCCTGCACGGCTCATCCTCTAAAACGATCACCTCTTCCGTGGATGTTAATTTCGTCTTTTCATCCTTAACCTTTTGAGATTCAGTAACCGTTGCCCTTCCATCGTACAATTCTTCCTGTATTTTTCTTGCAAGCATCCGTGCCTGTCTTATTGCATCTATCATCGAAACACCACCCTGCGATAACGGTTCAGAGAAAATTTATAATTTTTTAATAGGGTATCTTTAAAATTGTCATCCACACTCTGCTTAAATGATACGGAAGTATCACCCTCACTAATAGATGAAACAGCACCCGTAGCTTCTTCCTCTTGCCCCGGCTTTTCATTTCTATACAGATCAGTCGCCATACGATAAGCTGTATTGAGCAGACCATCCGGCACTTCCTCAATGTGACAATAATTTTTTATTATTTCTTCTACATCTGAGATAACAAATGAGAGTGACACATCTTTCGATGTATCGCCCTCATCTATTCCCAATAACTGTTTCAGCCTACCTAATTCCATGCTGTCACTCCTAGCCAATTTTATGTTTAATAGCTACAATTCTAAGCTGCTTTGGTTCATATACCGGTTTCCAGTTTTCTGCCATTGCAAGTTCTGTTCTAAGCGGAGTCTCTACATGATCACGTTTTGCTCCTGTGTACGCAATTCCTCTTGGATGTAAAATAAACGCCTTGCGGTTGATGAGATAATCAATTCCACCTCCGGTCTGTTTATCACGATCCACCTCAGTAGATACAAATCCAGTAGGAGAACCATTACCATATGCTACAGCACCATTACCGAAAAGGTATGTTGTGTATACACCATCTGCAACCGGACAACCATCATCTACGGTCACGCGTCTGCCCTGATAAGTATCAAATTCTACATCTGTAGAATCACGTTCCGTATCGATCAGATTCAGCTTTTTGAGATAAGATTTTGTTGCTGAATGCATTGCCACACCAGACAACTGTGCCTGTGCATCACCCAGAAGCTGACATGCATCGATAAATGCAGATGCGCTGATCTGTTTTGCAGCATCTGTCTTACCTGTAGTAAGATCAAGGATATGATCTTTCATTCTGGTTTCTGCTGCCGGTGTTCCTTCGGCTCCTGCTGTAGTTGTACCAAATACTCCAGCAAGAATTGCGATGAGCTCTTTCTGCATGTCCCTTGCCCAGTAAGATGCAACCAGATCACCGATCGCTTTCATCGGATCAGCACCGGCAAGAGCTGCTGAAAGATTCGTTGCTCCCCACATATTCTGACGGAAAATAGTGGTTGATACATCCTTATTAGATCCGATTTTTTTTGCGGTCATCTTTACATCCTCAAGAATCGCTTCTGATTCTCCCTGTAAATCCTCAAAAAACGGCATATTATGTGTTCTTGATGCTTCGGATGCCAATGCATCAAAATCTGGACTGTTTACCACGATCCCACTCTGGAAAAATGCGGACAACTCCATAGTTCTGTTAATTACATACCGGTTAAAAAGTTCCGGTACAATTACATCTGCAATTTTTGTAATTGCCATTAAATCATCCTCCTTCTTATAATGTTACTCCGGCTAACGCAGCCATTTCTTTTGCCTGTGCCGGATTCTCTTTTAACAATCGTCCCTGTTCGGTCAGATTGAAGGTGTCTTTTGCAAATGGATTAGAAGTACCGCCACCATTTCCGTCTTTAGGATTATACGGTGGCTTCTGCTGCTCCTGCTTAAACAAATGTGCCATTGTGGTATCTTCCTTATACGGCTTCACAGCCTCTTCCACACCGACCGGCTTACCTTCTTTATCAAATGTGAACTTATCCAGTCCACCGGCTTTGTAGATCAGATAATCCGGATCAAGGACTCCCTGCTTGGCAAGAGATTCCTTCAGCGCATAGGTCTTTGAGGTGTTTTCAGCGGTCTTCTTAAGATTTTTGATTTCAATCTCATAATCTCCAATCTTCTTCTGTAACTCCTCATTGTCGCCATTAGATTTTTTCAACTCCTCAATGGTTCCATTTGCGGTTTTCAGTTCCTCGACCTTTGTATTAAAGTCGTCTTTTGGCACCGCATACTTTGGGAACTCTTTCTGTGCCGCATTCATGACTGCATCCACGTCCAGTTTTCCATCTTTGATTTCTGCTTTTTCCAAAATTGCCTTTAACCATTCCATTCTCTTATCCTCCATAGATTTTTATTCCCGCTCTCCGGGTATTGGGATTCTCTGTTTATTCTCCAGATGAGTACTACCGTTCTTTAATGCCTGCGGAAAAAGGCATATAAAAACAGGACTCCCGGAGGAACTTACTTAGCGTCACCTCTGCGCCGTTCGGTCCATAGATTTCCAGTTATCCTGTTATTACTGGTTTAGGGTACAAAAATACCACCATGTCATTTCTGACTGGTGGTAGCTTACTTTATTTCATTTGTGTACTCTATCTAACTTTTACAAATCCAACATTATTATTGCAAATAGTACCTTCTTTCTTTTCTTTACTTAATACCTCTTCCGGTATTCTATCTGGATATGCATCACATACCATCCCTTTCCTTACATTTTTACATCTCAAACAATATGGAATTTTTATCATTCCTTTTTCCACCTTTCTATGTATGTCTCTACTAACTTTCGAGCTTTCTCTGGAACATTCTCACCGTTTCGTATTCTAACAAATGCCTCTGCAATTGTTTCAAAACCATCCTTTGTAGCATCAGAATATATTGACACTCCCGGAACATATTCTTTTTCAATCATTCCCATGAAAGCTGTAAATTCCTCATTACTCTGTATGTGTTGTCCTGTCATCACATGTGCCATCTCATGTATAATATGATCTTCTATGCTTTTTCCAGCAAAATAACCCATACGATAACCTTCAGCAACCACATTTTCAAATCCATCGAAATTAAAACCACTATTTAAAACAAAAACTGCTTCATGCTTACCATTATTGTCTATATATCTACATAAATAGGGTGTATCTGGTTTCTCTTTGCTTATATCTTCTACTAATATCTTACTCAAATGAATATTGTACTCATTTTCTATTGTATCGATACCATTCTGCATACTTTTAAGGATATCAGGAGTTATACCTGCTGCATTCCTCATTTCCTTTGGAATTCTAATCTCTTTTATTATACCAGATTCTTCTGATAATTCTACAAATGTCTTTTTCCATTCCTCATATGTCGTATCTGCTGACACATAATATGTCTTACCATCCTCGTCTCTGGCAGCACGTTCTCCCACACTGCCAAATTCATCATCGAAGTACGGACAAGTGCAACCACGACAGTTCGGATGAAATGGAGGTGCTGTCACACCCGTTTGGAAATCGCTCATTGGAAAGTGCTGCTTGTCCATTCTACCGCATGTATTACAGGTTCTTTCATCTAACGTCTCTATGACCTCAAACTGCTCAACACCCAGTTTTCCCATGCAATCCTGTCTTGCCTTGTTTGCAAATACGGCTGACTCTGTCATAATTACTCTGCCCGCCTGTGCTTTAGATACACCCATCTGCTTAGAAAACTCTGTAATAATTCTATTTGGAGTTTCCCCTGTAATACACATTCTTGAAAGGTTATTATGTAAATTGTTAATTAATTTTGTTTTATTGTCCCACAGGCGATCAGAAAAATTTTTTTCATCTACTGCCCAAGGCTTACAAACAATCTTTTCAACTACATCAGCGTTCAGATGTTCTATTTTAGAACCAACACCAATCCCTTTTTGAATCTCATATGCCGTATGGTAAAAATCTGTAGTATACATATTCTGTATATAACGATCTATGGTGTCTGTGCAATTGCCATAAAGCCTTTCTAATTCCTGCTGTGTCTCAAATTGCAAGGCTTCCAATCGGCTGATATGTGTTCTCGCGGATGCATTCTCAAGTTCTTTTTCCCAATTACCATTTTTCTCGTTTTCTTTGGCATATTTAATATATTCCTCTAACGTCCACTGGAATTCCTTTTGTTCTTTGTTCGTGAGCATTTTCTTTGCCTCTAACATGGAAACTCCATTGTTCTGTGCCAATCTCTGATACCAGGCATCAATTTTTCCTTCAATTGCTGCCTGTGCTTTTTCAAATTGTTCCTGAATCTCCTGCACTTTCTGAACAGATGTATCATGCTGTGCTTCCTCCATCTGTTTGAAGCGTTCCTGCCAGTATTGTCTCATCTGTTCACTCATGCAATCACCTCATTCCGCTATTCTGTATCCTCCGGATCATCGTCTGGCTTGTCCTCTTTTTTACTTGCCTTGAATGCACCAATATATGTATCAGCTTTTTGCTTCGTTTCCTGCTCCTCTTTCTCTAACTGCTTCAACTCAGCATCTGCATCTTCGACAAGCGGATGATTTTTCAAAATAGTCTTTTTACTAACGATTCCCACTGAATCTTTACAAATCTGTGCCTGTTCTGTATCGTTTTTGATACTGGTCCGCGTCCACGTTTGCACTATCTTTTTGCATTCAATCCCCTGATGCCGGCAGATTGCTCTAATTAATCTGGCAAATCCAAGTTGAAACTCTGTTTCTGTCAGCCCCGCTTTCATTTCAAGTAATGAATACATAAACTTTAGTGCTTCTCCCGACTGGTTTCCGAAATTTTCCGGCTGTGGATCAAATCCCTGACCCTGTTCAAATATTGCTTTTCTCGTGGCTTGCAGCACACTGTTACGGGCTTCTATTGGGATTTCAATATTGAGTGTACTCACTCCCGGATTACTGCCCTCGTCCCCATCCACTTTAATGGTTTTATACTTTTTTAGTTCTGATAGGAACGAAGTAAGGTCTGTACCGCCATATCCCGATAATACAAATATCAACTCCTGTATATCATCCAGATCATTAATAAAACCGCTGTAGACCTTATCATATACGTCTATCAGCGGCTTAATGTTTTTCAAGTCATTCGTATTTGTATTGTTATTCGGAAATGGGATAAATGGCACTTCTCCGAAATCATGTCTGTACTCTGCGGTAAAATCATTTGCATCTGGAACCATGAAAGTATTGTAATAACATAATCCGTCCTCTAAAGTGTCACCATCTTTTCGCCGGAATGTCCAACAGCTTTCGTCATTCCAATACTCATAATTTATATAGGTATCTCCTGTTTCTTCATCAATTTCATTATAGATTCGCAAGACACCTAATAATTTCTTCTTCAAATCACATGAAACTATCGGAATGATCTGCTTACTGTCCACAACTGCCCATTGAAAAGTACCATCATTATCTTCCCAATAATGTATCCATCCAACAGCTGCGTTAGCAGCATTTACACACAACTCCATACAGTTTTTTCGATATTCATCGCCCAAGGCATCTGTTATAACCTCATTTCCCTGTTCGTTCCCTATATCAAACAGTGGGGGGTAGGTAAACATATATGCAGCTTTTTGGTTAACGATCAATCCATGAAAATTTCTTGGTATTCGGTTATCTGCATTTCTCAGTGGATTTTCCTGATCTGTTTCTCTATTTTGATTCTGTACAAGAATATCCGTCTCATTACGGTAATACCTCTCTGCTTGCATTGTTTGCTGAACCATCCTTGTATGCCCCGGCTCATATTTTTTTATCATTTTTTTTATTGTTTCAAGATCCATCGTCTACCTCACTTCAAAATACTAATGCTTCCCGGTTTACGAATAATCGTATAACAGAAGTACCGCAGTGCATCCATTGCGTGATCATGCTGTTTCACTGGCTTGTCCTCGCCACGCTCAGATGCTTTCTGATCCCATATGTACGATCCGAATTCTTTGATTGTATTCGGACATTGGTCACTGATTGCAATCTTACCCTGATTCAGCAAGGATGCCACAAATCTGATACCATCCAGCACATCATTTTTCGCTTTCTTGATTGCATAACCACGCTTTTTCAATTCTGCCATGAATGATGCCGCAGATGGATCAATCACAATCTTGACCGGCTTTATTCCATCTAACCACTGTTCCAGATCATCCGCATACTCGGTATCCGTTTTCTGTCGCTCCTCATCACGACCGGAATAATAATACTCGCGGCAGCATACCCACCGCCCCAATCTGTCCTTACACCATAGCAAGAACACGGTTGCATTCTGCGTACCATAATCACAGGACACATAATAGTTTGCATTAGTCAATTCTGACAGATTTGATATCACATGCTTGGCAGTATCGAACATATCGTAAATAATGCCCTCTGCCATCGCCCACAATCCAAGAATATACCGGCGATAGAATACACCGGTGTACATACTCCTATATCGTTCTTTGATTTTCTCCGACAGACTTAGATTGTCATCCATCGTGAAATGCAGATACAACAGATGTTTTTCTTCTCGCTTATCAATCCATCCGGTCTTGAACCAATGATATGGCCCATCCGGATTGCAATTGAACCAATATTTTGAACCGTCAACGGAGCATCGTCCGGTTGCCTGATTCACGAAACTTTCCGGCATCAATGCCACTTCATCAAAAAAGACCCCCGCCAAGGTAATACCCTGAATGAGATCCTGTGATCGTTCATCTTTACCACCAAATATATAAAAATAATTCGTTATATCTCCTCTGAAAATAATAACCAAATTATCAGCTCTGTGATCTGCAATGGTGTATCCTCTGCTTCTCAACATCAGCTTGAGCCAAAACAGGACGTTTCTACGGAAAGAACCGATTGTCTTTCCACACATGCCAAAGTTCTCGCCATTAAATGAACTCATTGCCCACATAACAAATGACAGCGACATGTTCACGGTCTTGCCCGATCGGATTGCTCCATCGGCAATTATCCCATCTTTATCTTTGACCGGAGAATTCTCACACCACCAATTCAGTACTTTGCGCTGCTTTTGGGAAAATGGTTTAAATTTAAAAACCTGTTTAATCTTATTGGTTTTCTTCATTGCTCCAATCCTCCGCAGCTGTGCCATTTAACGCTTCAAGGAATCCATCATCTGCAATTTCTTCGCTATCATCAGTCTGTACTTTTGCCCTCAGAAGTGCAATCTCTGCCTTTTGCTTATCTGTGGCAAGGTCCATGTGATCCGTAAGCCACTGCAACGCTTTCATTCGGTCGGCAAGTTTTATCTTGGCACCTTCTCTCCCTTTTGATACCTCTGAAACAATGGTGCCATCAACCGTTTTGCTATCTTTTAGATTCACAAAACTATATGAAACTTCCTCACCTGTTTCAGGATCATTAAAACTGCCATTTCCAAACTCTACATAATCTGTGATATCTGCAAAAGCGATATCCATATACTTCTGAAAGATATCCGCTTCACTCAGGAACTCCCTGTTAAGGCGTTCCTGCTTCAAACGGAATATTTCTTCTTTTATCTTGGGATTTCTTAAGTGCTTACTTCCCTCTGACATCGCAGTTGTATAATTACATCCATATGCTTTCTGATATGCCTTGGTTGCATTAAAGCATCGAATGTAATATATACAAAAAAGCTGTTGCTTGTCGGTTAACTCCGTATTTTTCATTACAGATTCGACCTCATGTGCAACAGGACTTTCTTTGTTCTTTATAAGTGTCTTACTGTTTTTTGCAACGTTGCGTTTACTCCTTTGCAACGTTGCGTTATCCCCAGCCCACTTATAACGATTTTTCCAACTACGCACCGTTCCCTCTGCAACACCCAATTGGTTTGCTATCTCTACTAACTTAAGCCCTTGCTTATACATTTCAAAGGCTTTATCCGCTCTCGCATCTTTGACCTTCGGCAAGGACTATCACCACCTTATTTTTATTTTCCAAAAAAGAAGCTGTTACACTAAGTTATAGTGTACAGCTCCTTTACAAAACGGGGAGTGTAACAGATATATGAAACTGTTACAGGCTAATGGGATAATATGAAAAAAATGCAAGTGATGTCTGTGTCATACACTTTCATCAATACCATATTACCACATCAAAAACGAACATTCCGAACAAAACGAACAAACTTTACTTTTCTTTTAAGAATCTGTCCACTTCCATCCTCACACTGTCGCCTGTAGCCATTCTTCCAATCCTATCTGCTACCTGTTCCCATGACATTCCCTCAAAATACTTATATCTGATTATCCTTTGCATCCTGACTGGTATAGTGTTCATGTACTGCTCTACCTTTATTTTTATATTGGATGCATTTTCCCTTCGTTCTCGTAATATTGTTTCTTCTAATCGTAATCTTGTATCGTCTGCATATGTATATGCCGTTCCTTCGACATGGAAGTGCTGTTCTTGATAAGGAAAGTCTGGATTACTCCCTTTAACTGAACCCTGTACTGTCTCGCTCTTCTTTCTTTTTAATCTTTGGATATCCTGCTCTGTTTCTCTAATCAGTTCACAGGCATCTATATACTCCATTAAAATCTGCTTTTCCAATCTCATTCCTCCTGTTTTTAGGCAAAAAAATACCAACCATCGAATATTGACGGTTGGTAATATAGCTAATACGTATAATTCCAAGGTTTTTTATGTATTATTTTGGGAAGTTCCCTGTAGAGTATCTTATCTATTTCCTTCACGGAGTCACATATCGTATCACAAAATTCAAGCAAGACAGATTCTCTAATATACATTGTTCCATACAATTTATGAGCAATTCCACCTCGTTCTGTTATTATATCATCAATGCCTGCCAAAGGATATGATGTATCATCAAATATATCATTTAAGCCTAGATATTTTGAAACATAACCCTTTATGTTATGCATCTTAGGTGTATTTAATGCCTTTATTCCACTGTCTACTAAATTGATATAATATTCTTTCCAGTTGTTGGCAAAAATGCATGGTTCTAATTCATTGTTGCTTCCCTTCACATGTTTAGAAATTGTTTTTCTGACTTGTTTTGGTAAATCATTCGTATGCGAACAACTCTTTGACAGTATTATGCAACTTTCTTTTAGCACATCTTCAAAATATACTTCAAACGATGAACATAAAAACATAATAGCTGCTCTTGTATAATGGTCAAGACTTCTTTTACCTCTTTTTGGATTTTTGTGTAATTCTTCTTCGTAAGCTGTTTTAAGTTTATTAACCTGCTCATAATTTTTCAAAAACGTATTGTAAGCTCCAGATGGCATAATAAATCCCCCCAATCTTTTGTGATAGGGAAATTATACCACTCCAACCGCCAATATTCAATTTTCAATGTTCAATACTATCTGTCAATCGACGGAATCCGACACGCCTTGTCTCACCATTTCATCTAAGCAGGCATTCCAGCCTACCCGATGTATTGATGTGCTAACTTCTTCATAACCGGATTTTAATTCTGGTATCTTCTCCGGCAGTTCCCGGAGCGGACACCAACTCGGTTTTCCACCCTCCATGATTTGCGCGTCCACAGTAAAAATAGTGAACAGCCTGTCCCTAACTAAGTACTTTTTTACCTTACACTCATTCAGCCCTCTGCAAAAAGGACACTCCCCGCACGATTCCGGCATATCCATAGCCAATACTGCTTTTGCCATATAATTCTTCCTTTCTTCACTGCACTATCTCTTTTACCTTTTTCTCGTAAAATTCTTCCGAAATATACTACCTCTATTTCAGTTTACAACATTACCAGTTCCCACTTGTTGATAAGCGTACTTGCAATGCTTCTTGTTACATGCGTCATAATTTCAGCTTGTGAATGATTTTCTGCAGCATACTTTCTGACAGAATCCAAATCATAAGAAAACCCTGCATCGTCAAGGTACTGTCTGATAAACCGCTCATTGTCTTTCGCTGAAAGCCTATGTAACTCATGCTTTTCTGTAAATCTACGCTTCACTGCGGTATCAACATCATCCATAAGGTTTGTTGCGGCAATAATTACGTGGTCGTTCGTAACGGAATCTAATAGCTGTAATAAACATGTAGTGCTTCTGGAAATTTCTGCGCTTGCACCGCCACCACCATATTCCCTCTTTACTGCTAAGCTGTCGATTTCATCCAACATTACAACGCATTGATGCTGGTTTATGAAATTAAACAGATTCGTGAGATTTTTTGCAGTTCCACCAAGATAACTATCAAGCATTCTTGAAAAATTCACATATAAATACGGCATTCCAAGTTTATATGCTACATATCTGGAAAAAGCCGTCTTTCCGACTCCACTCTCGCCATAGAGCAATGTTGCATTCAGATACGGGATCTGCTTCTCCATAAGCTGTAAACTCACATCATTCATGTTCTTGATCAGTTCGAATAATTCCTTTTCTTCATTGGTCAGATAATATCTGCTTTCTAAGTATGTATTTGTCAGATCTTCCATCGTTGCAAAACTGGAAACATTTGCTGGCAGCTCCATAAGATTCATTCCACCAGATCGTAACAAACTTTGATATTTTGTGACTGCATGATGATTTTTCTGAGTTGTATCCTCAGTGCAACAGCAAAGAGCTGCATCTTTTGCTTTTTGTATATTGTTTTCAGCCACATATCGCACTAAGGCAAGTTGATTTCTTGTCATTCCCATTTCATATTTCCTCCGGTTTCTCACACCGCTCAAATTCGATCACCCACACGTAAGGATTCGTGTCCCAGCCG